TGTCAAGTTGAACCAACTCCGCGCAACTGCGCGTGATGCGTTCAAATACTACGACATTCCTGCAAACCAAAGTTTGGAAGAATGTGCGAAGCTACAAGCGAAGGTGCGTCGGCAACAAGAAGAAGGCGTGATCACAATGGAGGCATACATTGATGATATGAACGCGCTTCTGGCGCTCGAAGCCAAGATCAAGAAGGTTCTTAAGGCTACGGGACGCGGGTGTTATCTTTGTGGGGGCAAAGATCACTTTGCAGTTGCTTGCCCAAAAGGGGCCAGTGTTGACGTAGACGGGTACGAAAGCACTGAAGACGATTCCGTTTCTACGGCTGACAGCCAGGCATTGGCGTATGCCCGGCAGATGGCTGAAGAAGACGATGACGAACCAGACGTCGAAGAACATCTGCGTCGTGCTGGCTTCGAAGTTGAAGCCAAGCCTCTGCCACCACTGCCGGTAAATATGTATGGCGACAAAGGTCGCCCCGGAGTGGTCTTGTCGGTTTACAGTCCGAACAAGCGAAGTAAGGCAGAGAAAGCGCGTGCCAAGCGTAAGACGGCCCATGCGAAACGCTGGGCTGCGGGCCTCCCGACGGGGGGGGTTGGCAAGCCAAAGGCCGTGTCTAGTGGCACGGATTCATCTTCTGAAGATTCTTCAGAATCGAATGAGTGGCAGTGGAACAGTGAGACTGAATATCTCGATTGCCTCCGCCACCCTGATGATGATGGTGTAAAATCGTTCGCCAGTTTTGGTTCTAGTGACTCTACGTTGACTTATTCCTCGAGCTCCGAAAGTTCATTGAGCGATGGCTCTGATTTCTCGGATGACTCGGAATTTGATTCATGTCAGTCATTCCCAAAACCACCGCCAATGCGAAAGCTGAAGACATACAGCCCATTGGCGCAAGAAATTGCAGCAATAGCACAACCTTTTAAAGCGAAACAGGTTACGTGCTCAAATCTGCCTGAAGGAATGGACTTGAGTGCACAGGCAACTGTGCAAAATACTCCTGCGTTCACAGACGTTGAGCCTTTGAGCCTGTCTGCGAAAAGTGCCATTGTGACATGGGGAATCATGATTGTCGTTATCGTGTTCTTCGGTCATTGGGTTGACTACGATTGTGAGTATCTCCGACCGTCGCCATGCCCGGCCTTCAGCCTGACCAACATAGTGTTGGGGCAGACGAGCAACTATTTGTGTGATGCGTTGAGCTTTGCTCCGCTGAACTTTGGTTTGCTGAACGAACGTTTGTCTAACGTTCGGCCGCTCGCATGGGCGACCGGTTCCCACTACAATCAGTGGCAAGAATGCCAGCGCGAACATGTCCTTCCGCTTGAAGTGCGGTGGGCTGTGCGAAATTTTGGTGCCCGCGAAGTCGTGATTTGCATGCTTTGCATTGCAGTCATGTTTCTAAAGCGGCGGCGCATTAGTTATACGCCGATGGAAAATCTTGATTGTCCGCAGGGTTTTGACGTAAGACTTGTGTCTAGCCAGGCACGGGGCGTCAAACTCGCACAACCAGGATTGCGCCGATACTGTGTGGTGGAGTTCTCGGGAGTGTTGTTAAATGACATTTGGTCATACCTCGCCGGGACGCATACGCGTTATGTTGTTGTGTCTATGGAGCTGGCTGTACAGCTCACGGGTAGCCGCGCACAAACACTTGCCATGATGGGCAATTCATTGAAAGACCTTAAGACGGTCATTGTGAATAATGCGAATGCTATGGATCAGTTGAATATCAACCGCTACGAAGATTTCTTGCACCATGTGCATGAACATACGGTGGACCTGGTCTATTACAGTCTGATGTCGGAACAGCGACATCGGATGGGAACTTTCTAATGTCCGGTGATTGTTTGGTGCTCTACGGCTATTACATCGATGAGGTTAAATTGACACAAAAGCATAAAGATATTGCTTTCAATGCCATTCCTTATATTGACGAACACGTCATCTTCGAAGTATTACGCCCCAAGCGAGAGCGACGACAAGTAGTTGCGGTGTCTCTTGGATGTCATGCATTTGGTGCATGTTACCCACACCCCGTGATGAACGACGCCTATTCCACAATCGCCGGCGCAGCAACACGCTTGGCGCTGCTAAAACCAGTGTTTGACTCGTCGCTAGAGTCAAGTCTAGAAAGTTTCGTCCAAGACTGGTGCGACTATTATGTCGTGCCTTTGCCGTCAGACGTCGATCTGACCGTGGAGACTTGGCTCCCTAAGACTGCGTATAGTGCAATGCGAAGAGAGCAATTGCTAATAACAGCATACGCAGCGCGGCCGAAGCGCTGGCGCTTTTGCAAGTCGTTCATAAAGGATGAGTTCTACGTAGAGCCAAAAGCTCCGAGAACGATTAATTCCCGCTCTGATTGGTTCAAAACACAGGTTGGTCCTATTCTGCACTGTATAAGTGAAGCAGTATTCGATCTCCCGTTCTTTATCAAACATGTCCCCATTGAAAAACGGGTTGACCATATCATT